GTCTCCTTTTCTTGTCTGTATCTATTATAATGTTAACTCCTGTTATTAAGTACTCTTTGTTAAAGTTGAGAACACCTGCTGAGGTATCTTCTAATACAACAGACGTAACTCCGTTAGGGAAATCATGTTCCATTACGTAGCTACCATCGTCTGAGACAACGAACCAATATACCTTTTGTTCGTTTTTATCTGAATACATTCCTATGCACGTAGCATTAGCTCCAAAACTTTTGTTAGTCAGTTTTTTATTAGATAGAGAGTTTTCTAAGGCCCCTACATCAGAACCGCTAGAATTACCTACCCTTACATTAAGGGCATCTCTATAAACACCTGGCTCTAGTAAACGAGAGTCGGTATCTTTATCCATTCTACTTCCTATGAATGTATTTTTACCTTGTTCTTGTTTCATACTAGTTCTTAATCATTTTGTTTTGAGACTTCATAACTTGTCTTATTTCCTCAAATCTTATAGGAGTTATTCTTCTTTTAGCCACTCTTCTCGAGTTGTAGTACTCTTGTCTAGCTCTCATCTTCTCATTGTAAGGTACATTCCTTTTCTTTGAGATTAGCTTGTGGTATATGAAGTTGTAAGCTGCTTCTTCTGCAAACTTGTGTATTCTTATATCAGAATCCTCTCTTTGGAACAGCCCGTCTGATATATACTCTAAAACAATAGTTCTTCCTGTAACTGTAGATGAGAATTGTATTACACCTCTGTCCTTATCTATTTTGTAAGAACCATTCTTAAATACCTTAGATGCGTCCGTGTTAAAGTTAGGCATAGGAGAAGATACTCCTGACGCAGCTAGGTAACTTTGGTCTCCTAGTGTGTCCCCGCCTAAATCTTGTATGTGATTACCTTGTAAGATTGCTCCGTCTTGGTCGTACAGGTATTCGTATGAATCATCTTGTAAATAAGCTTGAGCTAAGTTACTACTGTTATCTACTGCTAAAGGGTGTAATTTTCCGTTACTGTCTACCCACGATATTCTAACATAGTTAACGTAGTCATGCGGGATAGGTATAATTAGAGTAGGTGTAAGGTCAAACTCAATAGCTATAACTTCGTTTAAAACATCAAAGTATAATTCTTGAACAGCTCTCTTAGCGTGATAAACAACTCTGTTCCTATTAACACTACCTACGTAACTATCATCTTCTTGTTCAAACATGAAGTTGTTAACCACATCTTTTATAGTTACATATTGGTGATTGCCCCATTGGTCATTATCATTATAGTAATTATCTAAATTTGTAAAATTTCTTATTGGCATTATTTCCCTTGTTTAATATTCTCTTGATTCATTTTGTTTTCTGCGTATAAAGCTACCTCTCCCTCTCTTAGGTTTATACCTGCGTAAGATAAAATCTTTAGTACTAGGTTATCAAACTCTGATGGGTGTATTTCAAAGTCTTGGTAATCCACTGCTGAAGGGTTAAAAAGCTCTTTAGAGAAAACCTCTGTGTAAGTCCACTTAGGTGTTAAAGGTCTTCTTATATACCTAACAGTTATAGGGTCTGTTATTGTGTTAGGGTATATTTTTATATCGTTACCTAATCTTTCATATACGGGAAAGGTTGTTGAAGGTGCTGCAATAGAGGAGTTTAAGAATGGTAACTCTGACTTCTGAGCTTCATCAACAACAGTTTCGTTCCCATATATTATACCTCTATCCTCTATGAAATATAAATCTGTAGGTAGAGTGTATAGTCCTGAGCCTTCTGTTATAATCGCTGTAGTGCTGAATATATCTATCTTCTGTCTAACCTTCTGTGGCAAGTTAGCATTATTAAGATTTGTTAATCCTCTGTTCTGCTTGTTCTTAAGTAGGTTTATATCTTCAAAGTAAGAAGAAAATATCTCATCTTGAGCAAGTTTAGCTAACTTGTTAAGCTCTGTAGGAGTAAGGTTGCCTGCGAGTTCTTTGTTAACTATTGTCTTAACTGTTTGGAATACGTTGTCTATCATTATTAAAGTTTTATATATACAAATATACATAAAAAAAAGGAGCTACATTTCTATAGCCCCTTTATAAATATCTGTAGGATTGATTACCTTTTACTTAACTCTTTCATTACAGCTATTCCGTCTTCTGTGCCTAGATACTCAGCAAAGTATTTAGAGTAGCTTTTACCTGCAGGTATGCTACATATTACTGCTTTGTTATCTGACCATATTACAGACTTAGCGTCAGGTGATAATGATATAACTCCTGATAAGAAGCCTTGTTGTGATATAGCTTGTCTAGTGATAGATGCGTCATCAAAGATTGCAATTTCTCCTTCGTCGTTTAAGAAACGGTTAGGGTTTGTTTCTGCTTGTTCGTAAGCTGCATATCTTAGCTCTGAAGGAGACATATTAGCTGCCTGCCCTACGTCTGAGATAAGTGCTCCTACTACGACTCTAATTTCTTCGATTCCTCCCTCTTCTTTAGACTTATTTCGGATAGCGCTCTTAATATCTAAGATGATATCTTCATACTCTAACATATCTTGAGTATCTGCTTCGTCGTCTATAACTTCAAAGGTTACACCTAATCCTGGGTGTATGCTAAGGAAATCTTGTGTGATTACGTCTTTTGGTTCTGTGTGGAACACTCCGTTAACAAATACAATAGGTTTAACTACTGCCATGTCCGATTGTTCGTCTACGAAGATAGATTTTTGATTGGGGCAATGTTTTATTGCTCTCGTTATTTCAGTTTCTTCGTGAAATACAACTAAGTTGTTGTCTCTGCCTGTCTTTAATTCGAAAGTTAAAGACGAGTTTTTTAATTGCCTGTAGCTAACAGGTACTAGTTCTCTACTTGCTTTAGCTTTTGCTTTTGTAGCCATTTTAGATTAAATTTAGTTTGCGTATTGTACGCTTTGTTAATATATTACTTAGTGTTAAAATAAAAGGGGTGGTTTCCCACCCCCTTATATATGATAAGCTAATTATGCTCCTTCAAAAATCATGAAGTTGTTAGCTCCTACCACACATACACCTCTATCTGCAAGGTGATTTACTCTCATGTGGTCATTGTCATCAGTTGGAGTTGACGTTCCAACAGAACCTGTAATCCAAGTTTTGTGACGTCTGTTCTCTTGACCTTTAACTCTGTACTTGATAGATAAGTAAGGCTTAGTGATTCGGTCAGCCATAGTGCTAGTTCCGTCATAAACTTCCTTATCTCCGTAAGGTACTAATAAACCTCTTACTTTACCGTCTGCTGCAGGAACACCACCTAATAAAGTAGGGTCGTTCAACAATTTCCAATCAGACTTGTAGAAGTTGTAAGTTCCTCTTTTGAAACCTGTGAAACCTAAGTTTACAGCCATTTCTTCAGAGTTATCAAACATACCGAAAGAAATTCCAGTAGAGTAACCTGCGTTCAATGAACCTAATAAGTCATCGATAGCTAAAGATTGGTCTCTGTCTACGTAGAACATATACTCACGGATTTTTCCTTGTTGGTCGAAACGCTTAAGGATAGAATCAAAATCAGTTAAAGCAGTAGCTAAACCATCAAAGATGTTACCTCTACTCTTTACTGACTCAAATAAACCTTCAGAACCTTCGTAACCTGCAGTTGCAGCGTCAGAACCTGCTTCAGCGTCTTGTCCTAAGATAAGACCCATTTCAACTCTGTCTTCGAATCTTCTACGTCCGTCTAATTCAGACTGTAAGTACCATACAAAACCTCCGTTGTCAGTCTGTACCCAAGAATCTTGAGTTACGTCAGAACCTGAAGCGATGTAGTTGTCTTTGAAAATGATAGTCTTGTTGTTAAGAACAGTAAAATCAGTTTCTAAAGAACCTTCCATACCTCCTGTGTTCTTCTTGAACTCAGAGTGAGAGATGAAAGTTGTGATATCAGCTGTACCAACTAACCAACCTGCAGCCTTATAAGGTACTGCTGTGAAAGTGTTAGCGTCTACTGCTGTAATACGACCTAATTGGAAATTTCCGTTACCACTACAAGCAACAACTTCACCTACACGGTAAACATGTCCTGCTTTAGTAAATACGTTAGCTGCACGAGCTACGTCACTGTAAGAAGTGTGTAAACGTCCTTTTTCAGTCCAAATGTATTGGTCAGATGAGATAGCTTCTTCGCTACCTAATTCAAATAACATACCCATAAGAGATTGGTCTCCATAGATAGATATTAACTTTTCGTAAGCGTCCGGTTCGTACTGAGTAGTGTAATCGAAGATGTCGATATAGTTCTCGCTCGTAGGCTTCTTGATAGAGCTTGGAGTAAACGATGGAGCTGGATTTGCATTTAATGCCATTGTTTAAAAAAATTAAAAATTAAAAATTACTTTATTATTTACTTCTGAAACGAAACCTCTTCTTATTGCCTCCTGATAATTTATTGACAACTTCGTTTATGTTCCCTTTCTTTGTTTGACCTTGACCTTCTTGAGGTTTACCTGATACATCCATAGATGCTTTAGGTTTGCCTGTGATACTTTCTTCAAGCTGCGCTGCTCTCCCTTGTTCATAAGCTGTTTTCAACAATGAGTCAAAGTTCTTAATTTTGTAGCCGTCCTTCGCGATGTTCTCGTGATTTGGGCTACCGTCCTGATTATACCAATGAGGCATTTTTAACACATAGTCGCTAAGACTATTCTTAACGTTATCTTCTACCTTATGGTTAATCTGAACACCTTCTGCTAAATTAAGCGAAATAGTGTCCAAGTTTTGAGCAGCAAGGTTCAAGTTATTTGCGTAAGCTTTTTGGCTTTCCAATGCCTGCGCCTGACTTTGTTCAGCTTGTTTAGCAAACTCGATAGCTTTCTGTTGCTCCTCTGTTAGACCCGTGTTAGGTTTTAATTCAAACTTCTTCGACTCTAACATTTGTCTTCCCTCTGCTACTAACTTCTTTAGTTCAATCTGCTTTCTCATTTTATCCCTGTCGTCATCGTATTCGTCAGGAACGAGGTTGCTTAATTCAAACTCGATTTCTTCTGCGTTGAATGTAGGGTATTTGTTTGCTAAAGTCTCTTTAGCTACATCTACATCACTCATAGAAGAGTAATCTTTGTTATAGTCAGCCCATTGGGTTAGACTTAAACCTGTTTTCTCTTTCCACTCTAATAATTGCTGTAACTCGTGGTCAACTGCAATTTCTTTAGGTTTCAGGTCGTCGTAATTCTCAATCTTTCTTCCAAGCGTCTCGCTCAGTTTAGACAAGATAACTTCGTCCGGAATATCTGAAAGTGCCGGTGGCGTTTCAGGTTCTATTGCCACAGGTGTTTCCACTTGCGGTGTATTTTCAACTGTAGGTGTTTCTTCTACTACAGGTGTTTCTTCAGTAATTTGTTCTGCAGGTGTTTCAACAACTGTAGGTGTCTCTTCTACTACAGGTGTTTCTTCTGCTACAGGTGTTTCTTCTGCTACAGGAGCTTCTCCGTCTACAGCAGGTAATTCAGGTTTTACTTCTCCTTTACCAATGCTTGAAATAATTGACTGAGCTCTAGTTAGGTTATTGTTACCGTTGCTTAGTATTCCCATGTTTTTTAGATTTAATTAAATTTAATTACTACAAAGATAATAAAAATATTATACGGTAAAATCGTCCATTCCAAAGTCTCCAGTCATAGTTGCGTTAGCTGACTGAAACTCTATTGGCTGAGGATTTTCTTTCTTAGACTCTGCTTTTATTCTAGATTGTTGCGTAGCAGATTCAGCTTGCCTTTTATCTTTTCTATCTTCTTTTATAGTTTCCCTATCTTTTAGGTTATCGCTCTCTTTCTTCTTTATGCCCGTTTGGTATTCGTACTCTAAAGCCATAAGTTCTTTCTTAGCTTCAAGTTCTCTATTTATCAGTTGTAGAGCATTATCTCCTTTAACTTTCTCTAATTCTAGTTTACCTTGATTAGTTATATGGAACTCTTCCTGTTTTATCTGAGACGCTGCTTGAGCTGCTTGTGTGTTACTCTCTGCTTGAGCTTGGATTTTCTCCATCTCTCTTGCGTGAGCTTCTTTTACGTGCTTCTCTTTTCTTATCTTAAGCATTTGATTAGCCAAAGCTAAGTTACCCACTCTTCTGATATCTATTCCGTCAGTTGTAGATAAACCTCCTTGAGCTATTTCTGCTTGTATGTTCTGCTCTAATAAAGCTTTCTCTTGTGCGTCAGGCTTAAGTGTTATAGTTATACCAAAATCGTGAAGGTGTAAGTTATTTATTGATTTGATTATCTCTACGTTAACCTTACCTATAGAGTTAATATAAGCCTTAAGTAATCTAGGATATTTGAATATATCTCTCAACCTTAATGATAATCCTTCTGCTAAGTACTGAGTCATCTTAAGTTGAGCGTCTAGTATGTATCTAGTAGCAACATTAGAGTTTATCTGTTGTTGCTGAAGAGCTCCCACTGATGTGTCAGGGTGAGGTAAAGATGCGTCTGCTCCTTGGCCTATACCTATAGCGTCTCTTAGTAAGTTAAAAGAAAAGTTATACGCGTTCATGAGTTGCTCTAAACCTGCTATCTGACCGTTGTTAAGTTCTTGGATAGCTCTTCCGTTTTGTATAGAGCCGTCAGCCATTCTAGATGTACCTATCATATTACCTGTGTCATCATAGAATCTGATAAGTTCTAATGGAGTAAGTGTATTACCGTTTCCTAAATCAACTTCGTCTAATCCGTCTATATCTATGAAAATACCATTTGGTTTAGCTTTAGATATGAATTGTTGAATTTTAATCTTAAGCTGTTGCATTTGGTCTATATCAGGTATAACTCTCTCTACTAAAGATTGTATCCTTCCTTGGTATAATTCAGGTGCGTAAACTATGTAGTTTGACATAGCTTCTGATTGTAAGTATCCTTCAGGTCTAACCATAGTAGAACACT